TCTAGTTTTACCTAATGAAATTGGTTTTGAAAAAAATGTATTATTTTTAAATATAGTATCAGATGGTCTGTTTGCACTACCACCTAATGCGCCGCCTATTTGATTACCAATTAAATCTCCTAATGCACTTGGAGATGATGTAAGTAAAGCTGCTGCTCTTGGAGCATTAATCAATCCTCTACTTTCTATAAAAAGTTTACCACTCAACCCATACAGGTCTTTATTTTGCTTCTTAAATAAATCTTTGATTGTCGCCATTTATAGTTTTGTATTTACTATAAATATCCATTAAATAAAAATGTGAAAGTATTATCTAAGGGTTGTCAGCTCCGGCCTTTCTATTATCTTCTCTTCTTTTAATCATATCGGTAACTGCTCTACCATCTATGTTAAGTGAGAATGCTGCATCTTTACTTTCTGCTAATACTCCTAATAGGGCTTGTAAGTTTTTGGATATCTGAACATTTGCCTTTGAATCAGCTGCAAGTTTTTCAATATTTTTTGCACTATCCTGTGCTATATTAAATGAATTATTTGCCGATTGCGCTAATGTAATTCTACCACCGGCTCCTGCAAATGCTATCAATCTTAACCAAGGTAAATCATTTATTGCTTTCACATTAACACTAGCCAATGAACCCAATGCTCCTGCTAAATTTGTAAATGCTGCTGCTGCCGTACCCATAAGACCAGAAATTGCTGCTGTTTGCATTAATTGTATATTCAATCCACCTAATGCACTACTAAATGAATTTATTGTATCGATTTCTCCATCGTTAAGATAATCTGCAAATTCTTCAAATCCTTTACCTAATGCTGCTACTGATTCAGCTACAGTTGGTGCTATTACAAAACTAGCTATACCTGTTCCTAAATATTTTATTGCATCAGCTACTGCGTTTAATTGAGCCGCATCTAATGCTTGGAATCTTTGGAATTTTACAACCGGGTCACCATCAAAAAATTTACCAACTGCACTCATAAATCCACCAACCGCACTAGCTCCTCCAAATATGGCAACTGCTCCTGCCATTGCTGTAATACCAAGTGCTACTGCTCCCATTTGTGATGCATCTAATCCTGATAAACGTGATATACTATCCGTTATTGAAAGTATTACACCCGAAATTGCATCACCTATTGTTTTTATTACTTTTGCAATTCCATCAAAAATAGCAGTAATAATTGGACCTGCTGCCTGCATTGCTTTTACAAATGTACCACCAACTACATCTGCTAAACCTATTAATAATGGTGTAAGTGCTTCAATGCCGGGTGCTGCGATAGATAATGCTTTTGCTAATCCCATAGCCATTCCAACTACAATTAATCCAACTGGTAATCCAAAAAAGGGAGTTGGTGCAGCCATTGCCATAGCAAATGTTGTTAATCCAGCACTCATACCACTAAAGAATGCACCAACTGCTTTACCTAAATTACCAAGTAAAGTGGGTAATGATGATGATGCCTTTGTCAATCCATCTACTACGGTATTAAATATTTTCATAACTCCAGTAGCCAATTTATTTCCAATTTGAGTAACAATATCTACAGCTTTAGTTAATACTGCGCCAACGTTATCTACTATCTTACCAACCACACTTCCTATTGTATCTGCTAATTGTCCACCTAATGTTTGTACTGATGTTAATACTTTACTTAACATATCAGTAACGGATGTTATTAATTGATTACCTACATCTTGTATGACTTTTATAAACGTTTTAAAAATACCACCTGCTTCTTTAAGAATTGATTTAGCGGTACTTGCAAACGATTTAAATTTAGATTTTATTGTATCAACCTTTGTAATAACTTTATCAGCTGCATCTGCATTTGAAGCAGCTGCTTCAACAAATGGTCCTGCGCCAGGAACTAAAGTATCTACCCCAGCTGCTGCTACTGATGTAATTGGTGAAGCTCCTGGTCCTTCTGATGCGGATGGTGCAGCTGATGCATCTGGTCCGCCTTTAGGTTTTTTTCCAAACATTTTACCAAATGGTATTTTACTTAATCCGGTTGTTAATAATCCACCGGCAAGTGCACCTGCTCCTTCTAATAACTTTTCCTTTACACCATCTACAAAATTTAATTTCATAGTATTGGCTAATTGGTCATTATATTCCTTTGAACCTTTCCAAAGTTTATCCATTTCTTCGGTAAGTTGCGAAGATAACTTTGCTTGTTTTACTTGGTCTTCCAAATATTTTTTATGGCCTTCCGAATTTATAAATTTATCTGCGATATCACCTGATAATTTTGCATCAATTACCGCTTGGTCTGCTGATATTTTTGCTTCGGTTGCACTTAAACTTGCTTCCGCTTGTTGTGTTTTTGTTAAGAATTGTTGATTACCACTTTTTGCATCGGCAGCTGCTAAATTACCCCCATCTTTACCTGTATTATTTGCTACTTTAGATAATGAATTCAAATCCATTCCACCTAATGCATCTTGTAATGCCTGTTGTTGGAACATATCCATATCAGCAGGGTCTAATCCTTGTGCTTTTAATGATTCCAATGCGCCGGCTTGGTCACCAGCTGCAAATTTAGCTCTTACTTCTGCTAAATCAACTTGTTCTCCTAACATAGAACTTAATTGCATTTCGGCTTTGATACTATCTTTATAGTTCATTACCATATTTTTACCAGCTTTAGCTACATCACCGAAGTTCAATCCCATTGATTGTGTGTATGCAACTGCTTTAGCTAGTGCAGGTCCGCTCTTAATTTGATATCCCAATGCTTCCTTCGAAGCCTCCGCTACCTCCTTCATTAAGTTCCCTAATCCAATGCCGGCCTGGTCTGCCATATTACGCATTCCCTCTTGCATATTCATAGCAACTTCTGCGCTCATACCATCCATACGTTGGAATGCTTCATTGATACCTGCTATATCATCTACGGATTGTCCTGTTCTTTCAGCCATAACTGCCATATCAGCAGCTGCTTTTGCAGTTGGCATTTTACCAGTTGCTGCACCGGCTGCTTCCATTGCTGATGCTATTTTATCTGCACCAATACCTGCTAATTGCATTTGTGCAGCACCATATCCGATACTACCAATACTTTTACCAAATAAAGCCGTTTTAGCTGCTCTTTGAAATTGTGCTGCCCCACTTTTCATAGATGCGGAGAAAGCGTTTGCAGCCCTTTGACCTGCGAATGCTGCTTCATTCATAGCTTGTGCTACATTATGTGCAGTTTCCATTCTATTATTATCGGCCTCTTCTTGTATTTTAGTATAGTTCTTTTGGCCTTTTATAACTGAATCATTTGAAATGAATTTTGCATCAGAATCCATCTTAGCTCTTTCTGCAATACCATCTATTTGGGCTTGATGAATTTCTTTTTCAGCTTGAAGAGCTGCTTTCATTGGAGCTCCAAAGTAATTCATTGCTGCTGCTCCTAATGCTGCTCCTAATGCAAATACAGCTGCTTTAAATGCAACTGTATCTTTTATATTTGTTTTCAGTAATGTATTTACTTGTCCTAATGCCGGAATACCTTCGAAGGATTCAAATATATTATCCAATTGTTCGGTAGCCATTTCAGATTTCTTCATAGCTTCTGCAAAACTATGCCCCTCATTGGTCATATTTTTCAATTGTTCTGTCAATTCTTGCGATGAAACATTTGACATATCAATTTTTGCAGCTACACTTTGAAATGCTTCAGATTGTTGTTTAATTTGTTCAACTCTTTCAGCGTTTGTTATTTTACCTAATGCATATTCTTTATTAGTATCGGCTATCGAAACGTGCATTGCTTTATACGAATTAGTCATTGCAATGACTTGATTCCGAGTTTTCTCATTAGCCGTTCCACCAGCGGCCAATTCAGATGCTATACTTCCGGTTGTAACTTTAATGTTATCAAATACATCTCTCTGCTTTTCTACAAATTTAGTATTCTTTTTGAGTTCATTTCCAAAACTAACTAATAGGTCATCCATATCTTCAAAATCCGATACGGCGGTTTTCATTTCTTTGGTGAACGCTCTTTGGGATTTTAATACATTCCCAAGTTTTGTTGCCTGCTTTTCTAATTTTTCAAGCCTTTTAAATTGAAGTTCATTTATAGAACTTTCTAAAGCATACAATTCTTTAAGCTCTTTTTTGACAGCTTTGATTTGTTCTAAGTTTTGACTATAATTATTGTTGCTTTTAGGAGGCATTTTTTACAAAAATAAGATTATCCTTTAAGTTTGTTGATAAGTCTATCAACTTCTTTTGTATCAACTCCGTTCTTTATATATATTTTTCTACTAGTTTGCAATAAAGCCATTAAATCAGAATCCCATTTTGTAAAAGCACGTGCTACTTGTGGGTCTGTATCTTTGATTGTGTTGAAAAACTTTTCTTTACTAGCGGTACTCCCACTACCTCCGAAAAAACTAAATATCTTATCAAGTAGTTTAGTTTCTATTAATGTTTTTTTAGACATATTCTATTCTTTATGTTTATGTATAAATATAAACAAATAATTAATTACCTTCTTCTTACTTTAGAAGAATTTGATTTTGATTTGCTATTTACTCTATCCATTTCTTCTTTTTCCGTTTCTTTTGCACTAAGTAATTCTCTATAATAGAATTCTCTTAATTTAATCGGCATGTAGTAAAGGTCATTCCAATTGAACCCACCATTTGCATAGTAAGCCATTTGAAAAATCTTTTTATGAAGATAGGAACTGTAATTAGTCGGTAGGATAAAAAAACCCAATCCCAAAAGGAATACGAAGTGCCTCCGTCTCACCAGTTACAGGGGATGTATAATCAAATTTTAAGTCCAAATCTGGAGTTATTTCCAAAATAGCTTTTCGTAGTGCTTTAGAATCTCCAGCTAATAAACGATTTGTAACAAAGTTACTAATTGTTCCGGAATCTCTTACACCATCTACTTCAATGATTATTCGTCTATATCTGGTTGTGATTTCGTTTGATTGTTTTAAAGTTTTTTGACTTGCTTCAATATCTTTATTTATAATCAATTCATCACCATGGGTTAATAATTTGAATTTGATATTAGTTTTAGAAATTGGTAAGAAAAATTCATACTCATTATTTCTATTTAATTTACTATCTTCAATTTCTTTAATTTTAATTTGAGATAAATCAATGGTAACATCAACTTCTTCTCTATCAAATGGGTCAGTTATCTTTGCTTCATACTCAGGTCCAAATGCTAAAATTCTAGATGTAACTAAAATTGCGTTTTTATCTCCGATAACTAAATCATTGATATTAACACCTGGTTCGATTACAATTGATTCTAATAATTTATCTAACTGAATACCTTTTTTAATTAATGCAGCTGAAGTAAGAATATCTTCTTCTTTAGCGGTCATTAATTTAACTGTGAGTTCACCTTTTGCTAATGGACTACCTTCAGGATATACTAATCCTTTTGATGGTAAACTGATAACTTCCGTTGGGAAAGGATAAGATTTGGGCGCTGAATACTGCGGTGCAGCTTGTGGTGCTAACCCTCTTGTAACTTGTTGTTCGATTTGTTCTTCCATAATATAACTTAATATTGTTTAATAATATATATCAACTTTTTAAAAAAATAAAAAGGGGATAACATTTCTGCATCCCCTTTTCTATATATTTTCCAGTTAAATATTAATACTCTAAAATAGCGTAATCGTAACTCAATGTTAATTCAATTGATAACGGGTCGTTTGAAGCCCAATCCAACTCACCGAAGTTTGCTGAAGTGATGAATGCTCCTTTCAATGTCCATTGTTCAACTTTATCACCCACTGGTCCTAATAAGAAGAATGTAATATCTTTCTTATAAAAAGCTGCGTATCCATCTCTACCTGTTAAGGATTCATGTGATGTTCTAATCCACTCCATTACCATTTGTGCACCTGATGGTACAATTGGGTCATAAAGAGTGATAGTGATATCATCCCAAGTCGATTTTCCTTTCAACTTTCTTTTAACGTTAATATGGTCTAATTCAACAACTTCCGATGTGAATGTTGGTCTCGCTGCGGTCTTAATAAGATAAGATTCGATTCCGT